TGACGACGATATACAACTTTGAAAAAGGTAATTTGAGGATTACCAGTTAAATAAACATCCTGAGCACCATAAGCTACTAGTTGAAGAAGACCACCACCCATTTACGCTATATTCTTTATACTATTAGTGGAGAAAAAAATATAAATTACTACGCGATTAAATTTATAATATAATACATATAAAACTTTATTTTACTAATTTTATTATAATTGATGTTTAAAGAAAAATCATCAAAAAAAAAAATAAATACTGATACAAATGAATCTTATACTCTCGATGCTATGCATAACAATATGATAAAAAAATTTGAGAATACAAATAAGAAATTATCTTATTATAATAATTTATTAAATGAATATGAATCATGTTCTAATATTATATTTAACGAACTAAATAAAGAATCCGATAAAGATACTATGAATATATTATGGAGTAGCAATATTGACTTGCGTGAAAAAATTATTGAAGCAAAAAACACTATTAATGAACTCAATAATAATTATGATGAAATAGAATATTACAAAAACACCAGTTATATTTTATTTCAATATTATGATACTGTTGATAAACAGTCACATATTAATAACGCACTTGTTGGAAATAATAATATTATTAAGTCAATAGTTGATTTACCAATTAAACAGAATAGAACTGTCTATAAAAGCGACTCAAAAAAGAAAAAATCTATGTCATCACACAATACAATAAATGTATTAGACGCTTTAAATAATATTAATAATAATCCCGAAAATGAAGATTATAGTACTTCCACATCTAATTTAGAAAATAATGATAGTACAAATGAAAACACAATATATGAAGTTAATGTTGAAGATAAAAGTTCATTAGTCGATAAGTATATGTCAATAATAAATAAAAAATATGTTAGAATTGTTGAAGATGATAATATTGAAATATGTAAAGAATGCAAAAGTCAAATGATTTGTTTACAACAAGATGCAATAATGATATGTAATACATGTGGTTATCAAGAATTATTATTGGTAGAACAAAATAGACCTATACTTAAACAAAATACAAAGGATACATCGCATTTTTGTTATAAGAGAATAAATCATTTTAGAGAATGGTGTAATCAAGTACAAGGTAAAGAAAGTACAGATATACCTGATGAAGTATTTGAGAAAATCTTAGCGGAAATTAAAAAAGAAAAAATTGTTGATCTCAAAACCATTACTTATACAAAAATGAGAGATATTCTTAAAAGATTGCGTATAAATAAATATTACGAACATATTAATTATATTATAAACAGAATAAATGGTATACCTACACCTCAATTTAGCCCAGAATTAGAAGAAAAACTTTGCAGTATGTTTAAAAGTATCCAAGCCCCTTTTTTGAAACATTGTCCAAAAGATAGAAAAAACTTTTTATCATACAGCTACGTTCTTTATAAGTTTTTTCAAATATTGGGTCTTGACGAATATCTTAAATACTTTCCTTTATTGAAAAGTAGAGAAAAGCTTTATGTTCAAGACCAAATATGGAAAAAAATATGTATAGATTTAAATTATGAAATTATACCTTCATTATAATAACTTAAAATCCTATTGGAAATCCAACCAAACTAAATCCTGCACCTAATCCAACTCCTTGTCTAACACTTTGTGATATTATAGGTGAAAGTAAATCTAATATTGAGAATGTACATGCTGCTGTTAAAGCTAATAGCCATATTTCATTCCATTCTAATTTATTTTTTGGCAATATAATTGCTATGAAAGCAACAACTAAACCTTCAAATATATATTTCATTAGTCGGGATCCAGCCTCCGAATAATCAAATTTATAGTTCATTGTTTAATATTATTTCATATTTTTTTTTAAAAATATATAAGATTATATTTATATAAAATATTATAAGAATTATGACAACTGTAACAGAAAAAAAAATTGAATTAGTTGACCCAAGAGTTGAAGATCATTTGGATGAAGATAAGCCAATTAAAGGTCAAAAGTATGTTCTACTATCATTTGTAAGTCCCGAAGATGTTATTATCAACAAAGAAGCATTGTTTTTTAGTAAATTCATTGAAAGCTTTTCCACAAATGTTAAAGAAATCTTTGATTCTATCAAGGAAAAATATCCAGAAACAAAAGATGTTATTGATAGTGTTTGTGAAAATCACAAATATATCTTTGATGCAAAAGAAATGGACGAACAATATAAGTTCTTTAAATCTGTAAAAGGACAAGAACTTGAATCTAAATACTATGCAGATAATAAAGGTATTACATCAATTCGCGGTGTAAAAGTACGCGGTTGTTTTGAAACAATTGAAGAGGCTAAAACACGCAGCGAATTCTTAAAAAAATTAGGTGATAAATTCCACATTTATGTTGGAGAGGTAGGGTGTTGGTGTGCATGGGCACCAGACCCTGAATTTATCAAGGATGTGGAATATTCAAATACTCAACTAAACACTTTAATGAAGGAATATAAACAAAACATGGATGATAAAGATGCTGTATTTGAAAGTCGCAAAAATAGTATTATCGCCGCATCACAACAAAAAGTAGGAGAACCGGTAGGCGAACCGGTAGGTGCCAATACATCTTCATCACAAACACCAAGTGATGCACTAAATGATGAAATTACTGATGATACAAATGTTGAACTCACAAGCATCAAAGAAAGTATTGAAAATATTGATGTATGGAGTGAGCGTAAACAAGAATAAAATTAAATAATTCTTATATTTAGAGTTTATTATTAAATAATGAAAGCAATTGCTATATTTATATTATTTATAGGTTGCTTACTAATTGTGCAAGGTTATCATAATAACAAAAAAATATGTAAAAAAGATAAGGTAATTGTAAAATATGTTCCTAGAACTATTTATGAAGACCAAATGAAACCAGCTGAAAGTTTGCAGACATTTTATAAAGGAATGTTTGATGATATTATGTTGCCTCGATAATATATTTATTTTTATCCTCAATATTATTAAATGGAAATATTAAGAAGTATTGAAAAAAATATAATTGATATAACTAACGCAAATAATGATATAGATGCTGATATGTTAAAAAAAAATATTAAATCGTATTTTGAAAAAATGGCTGATAAAGAAAATATTAATAATATGAAAAGAGATAAATATTATGAAGAATATGAAAACAAAAGAGTAGAGCAACATATTAATTATGATAATTACTTGCGTGAAAAAGCTGAGCTAATGGAAACTTTTAAAAATGATAAAACAAAAACAGCTTTACATAATTATTTAAAATTAAAGCCACCAAAATATGATAATATAACACTATACTCTTATTTAGATGTTAAAATTGCAGAAGATAAGCCGTTTGCTAAACAGTTAGATAAGCCCGTTATTAAAAAGTTAGATAAGCCTGTTATTAAAAAGTTAGATAAATGTACACCAGCTAAAAAAGCAGAATGTGAGAAAAAAGGAAAATTTTGTAATCCAGATACTGGCAGATGTGTTAACGCAGACAAACCTGCTGCCAAAGAAGACAAACCTGTTGCCAAAGAAGACAAACCTGTTGCCAAAGAAGACAAACCTGTTGCCAAAGAAGACAAATGTACAGAAGCGAAAAAAGCAGAATGTGAGAAAAAAGGAAAAATTTGTAACCAAGATACAGGTAGATGTGTTAAAGCAGACAAACCTGCTGCCAAAGCAGACAAACCTGCTGCCAAAGCAGACAAACCTGTTGCCAAAGAAGACAAACCTGCTGCCAAAGAAGACAAACCTGATGCCAAAGAAGACAAACCTGCTGCCAAAGAAGACAAACCTGCTGCCAAAGAAGACAAATGTACAGAAGCGAAAAAAGCAGAATGTGAGAAAAAAGGAAAAAAATGTAACCCAGATACTGGTAGATGTATAAAGAAATAAATATAAAGAATATTAATAGACAATGATAAGAATATTCTATATAAATTGGTATAGTTTTTTCGTAGCATTTATACTTGGTATCTTTTATGTATATATTATTACAAAAGATAGAAAACATATAACTTTTAATGATATCAGTAAAAATGTATATATAGATGAACATAAAGATTGTTATAAAATTGATGTAATTAATGTAAAATGTTTAGATAACGTTGATTATCCAGTACCATTTATTTAAAATAATTTATAATATTAGTCAATATGCAAAAATCAAAATTGAATTATATTGTTGAAAGATTATTTTATGATAATACAGGACAAATAATAGTAAGTGCAATATTTGGTTTATCTATTGCATTATTTATATTTTATATACCAATTAAAATATTCGATACTGTTTTTAAATATAATAATAAGTGCTATATACTTAATAAAAATAAAGTAGAATGTACAAATAAAGCAATTACTTTATAAATTGCGTTACAATACTAATTTTCTTAATATAATATATCATTAGATATCAATGTCAACACCTACATCAACTTTAAATGGTAATACTAAACAAATAGAAAATAACGATATTAATGATCCTGTTGTTCAAGATGTGTTGAATGAGTTCCGCGACGAATATAGTTCTAAAAATAAAAATGCAACTAGTAGTATGATTCCTGATTATGAAGATGAAGTTTTAGAATACCCGCCCGAAGATAATTATCAATCTCCGCATCCTCAACAAATTAGAAGACCAGAATATAATGTATCTGATAAATATCCACTATCACAAAATTACAAAAACGATTCAATATCAAACATTGATATGGAATTAGTAAAAAAAAATATAATGATTGTTATTATAGTATTACTAATATATAATACTGGATTGATGGCAACAGTTTATGATAAAATGCCTGAATATTTACATGAGAATTTAAACTCATATGATATTCTAATTAAAGCATTATCACTATTTATAGTATTATATGTGCTGTCACTATTTAATTACATTTAATATTTATAAGAATAGTTAATTATTTGGTCACTACTTTTTTTAAGAGATGCACTACTAAAATATTTATAAACAAAAAATACACCTATAAAAAATGTTAAAAATATGGTAAATATTGTTGTTCCAAATAATATAGTATATGATGTAATATCATAATTTTTTTTATTCATAACAACTAACGATATTATTATTATTGTATAAAGAATAACGATAAATGAGTATATAATTATAAATAAATACATATTTTCACCAGTATTATATCCCCATAGCAATGCTATTACTACAATTACACTCAATACAGAATATCCAAATAAGGTAAATGTTTCTTTTACAACTTCATCGTTTTGATTTTGCGATACAAATTTTTCATTTGCCATTATAATTATCTAATAATTTAAGAGATTATAATTATTTATTGGTTCATATTGTAAGCTTCCATAATAACTATTGTAATAATCATATCCTCCAACATGTAATTCTCCTTCATTTAATCCTTGTGATTTATATAATGGTCTCGCATCTTTATGTTCAATTGTTAAATCTCCTATTTCATTATTATAAATATTATCATCTATCACATTATTTTGTGCTGCAAATAGGTGTTGGTCGGTTATGTATGGTTTAAAACCGTCATCGTCTATATTATTTAATTCTTTTAAAACTATATTCGTTTTTTCAGGATTTTCTAATTTACATTTATCATCTTTTTTATCGCATTTCTTTTCTGCTTCTTTTGCTGCTTCTTTTGCTGCTTCTTTTTGCATATCTTCGAGTTTTATTCTGTTTTTTTCTTTTATTTCAGCATTATAAATCCTAAAATAAACAATTAATAAAGCAAATGTTATTACAAAACCAGTTATATTATCAATAGCCATTAGTATCAATATACATAATACAGCCAAGTAAAATTGCATAAATGGGTCTTTATACATTTTTTTAAAAGGAATATCGTGAACAAGCATTACAGCAAATAATATTACAACAGCTAATATTCTAAATGAATTAACAATCATTAGTATTTTTCACTGTATTCTATTATAATTCATATAAAAAAATGATATCATTATATTTATGTATATAAGTTAAACAATGTTATCTATTAATGGATACAGTCTCCTAAAAACATCTTTAAAGGAAGGTGAATTAGTTAAAATAAAAGAAGACCTCACTATGAAGCCACGAGTAAATTTTGAATTAACAGCAAAAAAGAATGATGATACAACTTTTATTTTGTACAAAGAAACCGAAAATAGAATATATATTCCAAGATATTATGGATTAAGTAATTATGGATTACCCAAATTATCTAAAATTACAGGCGGAGAGGATATTAATGTAGAATTCAATGGTAAATTAAGAGAATATCAACTTGAACCAGTTAATAAATTTTTGGAAGCAGCAAGAAATCCTCTTAAAATGGGTGGTATTATATCTGTTCCATGTGGATTCGGAAAAACTATCATGGGTCTCTATATTGCTTGTCAACTTAAAAAGAAAACAATGTTTATTAGTCACAAAGACTTTCTTAATCAACAGTTTATAGATACGGTAAGGACATTTTCACCAAATGCAAATATTGGCATTATTAAGCAAAACAAAGTGGATGTTGTAAATAAGGATTTTATTATTGCTTCACTTCAATCACTTTCTATGAGAGATTATGATATTAATATATTCAATGATATAGGTTTCATTATTATTGATGAAGTTCATCATACGGGTGCACAAGTATTTTGTCGTGCATTTAAAAAACTACATACACCTATTATATTAGGTCTTTCTGCTACTCTTAATCGCAAAGATGGTATGCGCAAGGTATTTGAATACTACATTGGTGGTTCGGTATACACAATGAAGAAAAAAGAGTTTACCGAAGTTGAAGTGCAAATACACAAATATTATGATCCCAATATTGAATATTCAGCTATAAAACAAATGTGGAATGGTAAAGAAAATATAGCAGCCATGATTAACAATATATGTGCATTCAAACCACGTACAAGCTATATTATTAGTGTATTGGAAAGTATTATAAAAAAGGATCCTGAAAGACGTATATTGATATTGAGCGAACGTAGAAATTTACTGAAAGATATTGAAACACTAATTATTGAAAAGAATATTCTCAATAAGGATTATGGGTATTATGTAGGTGGAATGAAACAAGATGATTTAAATATATCAGCAGAAAAACAAATTATCCTAGCAACTTATCAATTGGCTTCCGAGGGATTTAATGTTCCTTCACTAAATACAGTAATATTTGCTTCACCTATTTCAGATATTCAACAATCTATTGGTCGTATTCTTAGAGAACGTCCAGAAGATAGAAAATATATTCCACTATGTATTGATATTCTAGATGAGTTTTCAGTATTTAAAAGAAAAGGTTATACACGTACTAGATTTTATAATACAAATAAGTATAATATATCTTATTATCAAGATAATGAATTAATACAATTCAGTAATACATATACTGATGATAATGATAATTCTAGTAATACAGGAGATACAAAAAAGAAGCTTAAATTCATTGAAGATGACGATTAAAATATTATTTTAATATAGTAATATGAGAGATAACGAAATCTATTATATAGAAATCATATGTATTATATTTTTGATAGTTTTTGTATTTTTACTATTTTTTAATATGTCTAAAAATACAGTACAAGAAAAAGAAGAGCCTGTAAAACCCAAACCAGTATATCCACCTGTAAAAACAGATCATACTGATGTAAAAGTAAGATGTCCTCCTAAATTGGTAAATTTATATGATCAGGATATTCCATCAATGCCTAATAAAAATGATTTAGATGTAATAAATAAAAATACTTTTAATATGTATAACTCTAATAAAGATATTGATAATGCAAATTTCAATAAGGAAATAATTACACAGGATACTATAAAAACACCAGAACAACGTGCTTTTACATCTGAATTAGAAAAAATATATACAACAGATTTAGTAGAGAATACTAATCCAAACTTTGACTATAATCAAATATATAACTATTCTTTGAAACCCAATAAAGGTGATTTACCAATAGCTAATGTACCATTATGTGCTCTAAAAGATAACCATAAATCTTTTAAATTATCAGATAGAATGATAATGGCTTAAAAGATAGTAAAATGAGTAACGTGAGTAACGTGAGTACATAATTTTATTTTTATTTAGATTTTATAAACTTTATAGATTTTCAAGAGATTTAGAGAATTATGTACTCATTTTATTTTTTATGGATTATGTATATTATAATGGTAATTAATTAAATATATACTTTAATATTAGAATAATATGTCTGGCAAAGTTGCTTCAACTGTAAAAGATAGGTGTACAGAAGATAAAAAAAAAGAATGTGAAAAAAATGGAAAAATATGTAATCCAAATAGTAAGAGTAATGACCCAAAAATCTATTGTTTTAATAATACAGAAAAAAATCTTGCTAAAATTGAGGAATTTAAAAAACAACTAGCTAAAAGTTTAAAACCTTCATCATCAAGTTCACGAGAGAAAACACCAACTAAAAAAATAACACCGGTTTCACCAAAAGTGCAACAACAAGAAGAAATTAAAACAAAAAAAACAATACATGATTTTATAAAAGAATTAAAAAAATATAAAACAGCAAAAGAAGCTATTGAAAAAATATTTAATACTGATAAAGATGATATTAAAGATGCAAATGAAAAAATAAAAAAAATAGAAGAAGGAGAAAAAGATAAAGACAAATATAATACAGAATCAAAACAAGGATTTATATATGAATTATTATGGGACATATGTATTAAATTTAATATAACTAATATTACAAATAAACATACAGAGCATGGTATAGGTAATTTTAACAATTTTTCTAAATTTGAAAAAATAGAAAAACATATTGATGAATATTTAAAGCAAGGATATATAAGTGGAAATTCAGGAGGATATTCAGATATAACATTTAGAACAAAACAAGAAGAAATAGATAAGAATTATGATTTAAATTTAGTTTCTGTTAAATATTATCAAAATGATAATAAAAAAGATATAACAAAATACGATATACAAAAATTATGTACTTTAATAGATGATAGAAAAAAAGAAAATTATAACTCTATAAATACATTGCTTTTTGTAAAAAATAAAGAAGATTTTAAAAAAATATGTAAATCAGCTAATCAATCAAGTAATGTATTAATAAAATATATATCTCCGCATGGTAATTATGAAAATGTATATGATTTACAAGATTTAGAAAAGCATTATAGTAAATTGTGGAAAATATTGGATGATTTTAATTTTTTAAAAGATGATCATGATTTTAAAGAAAATTATTTACAAATATATAAAAAAAAATTTATTCCAAGATTTCATCAAGAATTATTTATTGAAAAGATAACAAGTTTAATTAAAAAAGAGCAAAAAAAAATATTAGTTGGTGCTATACCAAGATCAGGTAAAACTTATATTATGGCTGGAACAATTTTAAAGGATGTGGAGGATGCTAAGGGTGCTGATAAAAAAAGTAAAACTATATTTAATAATTATCTTATAATAACGCCAGCACCAAATGAAACATTAAAACAATATTACGAAGCATTTGACGATTATTATGATTTTAAAAATAATAATATTGTTCCAATTAATGTCAAAGATGTTGAAATAGGTAAGGAA